AAGTTCTCCCTACACCACTCACCATTGGCAAGTCCCATCTCTTGTCTGTAAATAGCATCTTTAACAACTTTTTTAATATTTGTAAACCAATCACCTTGATTGTTTACCCTTATGATATGCTTACAATCTGAGTAGGGAAGAACATTTGAGCAGATAACAGGTGCATTCTTAGTCGCTGCTTCCAAGACTTTGAGGTTGGACTTCATGGCATTAAACTTGGATGCAACCAAAGGAACAAGACAAGCATCTGCCTCATTGTAGAAGTTCATATATTGGTCTACTGGTAATGCAGACCTAATATAACCATCTACCTTAAAACCACACATATAATCATTTATCATCCTTCCCCATGCATTTGCAACTTCCTTGTCTTCTGAGTAACCACAAAGGATAAAGGTTGAGTTATTCTTTACCATTGAATCCCCTGCCACCCTCTTCATCGGGTTCTTGAGTATTGCAATATCCTTCTCGTGTGTTACTGATCCTGCGTAAACAAACCTCACCTTATCGGATTCAGTCTTGACATCTGTAAACTGGTCTTCTCCGTATGGTAAAGCGTTAGGCACTACCATGCAGTTCTTGTTGTATTGGTATATCTCCAATGCCAAGAGTTCATTTGAGCAGGTTACCATGTCTGCTGCCTTAATATGGTCAATGACTTTCTTTGTAGGATATTTGCCATACAAGATATGCCAAGGGTCTAAGTTCCAATAATCATCAACATCAACCACCAATTTAAACCCGTACTTCTCCCGTAACCTTACCACCTCATAAATCTCCATATTCGCAATATACCGATTGATGAAAAGGATGTCATACCCTTTGGCAAGTTCTTCCTCAGTTAGTACATCTGTCATCATTGCGTAATCCTTTGGCAAGTAGATTACGGGATTGAACAACCTATGGAAGGAGACACCTGAATTACGCTGACCGACTGTGATTATTCTCATTGCTTATTTTTAAATGGTCTACCTTTCTTCTTTGGTGCTTGTACAGGTTCTTGTACAGGTTCTGTATCAAGTAACTTGGATGCTTGGTAGGCATCCCAAAAGTTTATCAATCTCTTCATCATATCGGCAACACAATTACTGCACCAACTTGTAAGGATAAACCCAGGGTCAAGGTATCTTCTATAAATCTGCTCATAACCAACTAAGATGTGTAAGGGTAGGTTCTTCATGAACCCAATCTTTACGCATTCAAAGTTGTAAATGTTTTCTTGTATAAATTTTTCATCTTCTTGTGTCATTTGTTATAGTTTTGATTGTAGTAATTTTCTCCTTCATTATTTATACCATCAAAATAATCAGCACTGAATAAATCACCACTAATGAAGGCAGACATTATCTGCTCTTTCTCCATTGCTTTTGCTTGTTCTGTTAGTTCTGAAACAGGAGCACCCCTCCATCTTATATTTTCATTTTTCTTAAGCTGCTCAATCAACCATTCTACTGCCGTTTGTTGTTTACTCATAATGTTTTAATATTTCTTTTATTGAATATTTATAATCTTTGCCGTCATCACTGACATCCCTTGCCATATCTATCGCTAATACTAAATCTTTTTCAGAATATTTATACTTTTCTCGGTACTCAATTTCTTTTTTTTTTGCTTCGTTAAAATGCACTAATAATATTAATGCTTGCATCCTATCAATTTGTAACTGCTTGAATATTATATCTGTTTCTTTTACCAGCCATTCTACTGCTGTTTGTTGTGCCATAGTTTATTTGTTTTGATTGTTATTCATTTCTTCTATCAGGTCAAACATAGAGTTAAAGGCATCCATTTCAGTCTTGCCAAATGTATGTATCCATACTCCTTTTCTTTTTACTGAACACTTGTAATCTCCATCAGCATCTTGTTTTATTATACAAGTACTGAAGTCTTGGTACCCCATTTGTTTTCTATTTTAATTCTGTTCTTGCAACCATTGCATCTAGTCTATCAAATGCATCTGCTAGTTGTATGAAAGCTCTTTTCCAATATGAATCCATTGCTGGAGTCATTGAATGAGAAAGGGCAGCTTGTCTCATTTCTATTAGAAATTATCTGTTTGAAAAATCAATAGTTTCAAACACTTTTGTGTTGTTGTTACTTGTTTCCATTTTTATTTTGTTTTTGTATGAAGAGGATGTCTAAATTTTGGTAGTCCACAAATTTTACATTGAGAGGTTGTTTCATCTTCTTCAAACAAATGAAAGTTTGATATGGATGTATTTGCAGTTGAAGAAACTTGTATCTGTTGTGGACAATACGAACATTGATTTGTGTATGGAGAATACACCCTTCTGCATTTAGGGCATTCCCATCCTACGTTTTGTTGTGCCATTGTGTTCATTTTTTAAAGAATATGTTATTCATTAGGTTTCTAAATAGCGGAGCAGATACCCCTGCAACGAATGCCACCAAAACGCAATTTAAGACCCATACGGGCAGGAAGTATAAAGCAATGGCAACATATACGGAAAGGCACATATTGCACGAGAATGGTTTAAAATTGAGTTTCCACTTCTCAGGCAGTCTTGCCATATCAATAAAGTAGAAAACAAAGAAAAGGGATGCAATAACAATTTTAAGGAGTAACATGGTTTTTGATTTTATATTTTAAAAGTGTCTTGGTTTTTTTAATTGTCTTCATCAGTGACCTATAGGGTATGCCTGTGTCTCGTGAAAGACTCATTATGTTCTGTCCATTCTCGGAATAAAGTCTAAGTATTTCAAGTTCGTACCAATGTAGAATCTTTAAAGAGTTATTCAGTTTAACAGTGATCTCATCGGTTTGGATGGTATCACTTACATCGGGTGCATCATGCTTTTCTGTCCATTCGGTGAACACCTTTCTAAACTTATTAAAGAAGGTTGACCTGTCAGACTTTATCATTGTTAGCATAGTGCGGACCAAGTAAAACTTTAAGAATCCACCCTTATGATATGACATGAACTTTTCTTCATCCATCTCACAAAGTACCATAAACATCTCTTGCCTCAAGTCATCCTGCAACTCAAAAGGTTGCATCTTCTTGATGGCATTGTCTATATCCTTGTCATTATATAGACTTGCTATGATATCGTTCTTTGTCAGACCCATTCGTTAAGTTCGGGGATGCCTTTATTATCTGTTGCAAGGTAACACAATGCCCCAGCATTTTTTGCTCTATTGAGAAAAACTATTTGATAATCACTAAGTTTATCCGCAATAGTTTTAACCTCACAATAAACCGCCTTGCCTGTTGATTTGCAAAACCCCGTAATATCTGCCACACCTCGTTCACCAATAAACTTGCGACCAGGTACGGATAGGTTATTATTTCGCCAAACGTAATACCCTTTTGATTCCAATTTCATTAATGCAAACTTTGTTATTAATCCAACTGAGAGGTCCATTATTTATCTTTTAAAAGTTTATCAAAGTAGCAAGATACCGCCATTCTCATACACTGATGCTCAAGATAGTCATCATCTGCTAACTTGTTTTTTATGTCTATTTTATCTTGTCTGCTACCTTGAAACATTCTATCATTCATTGCCTTTATTACCTTGTCATAGGTATCCTCTACCTCAACAATGATTTTGCCTCTCTTGTGCAGGATATGGAAGACATCAATACCGAACACAATGTTATCCCATTGGCGAAACTTGGAGTAACAATCAAAGGCAGTTTCTATCTTTTCATCATCAGATATGTACCTTGGTTGCCATTTGCTTTCTTGCTCAACTGGTTTAATCTCATTTAACTTCTGCATCCCATACCTTGCAAATGACCTGAGTAGTCTATGTAGATACAAGACTGAAAAGTTCTGATAGGTTTCTGCTTCCATATCAAGTTTACCCTTACTTGCTAAATCAAAAGCAAGAGATAACTCACCGAACTTGATGTTAGGGTATTCCTCAACGATTGACTTATACATGACAGATAGTTCCTCTTTGTTGGGTATCTTATCTCCCTTGATGCCAAGTTTATGCATACCCCTAATAAGTTCATCAATCACAAGAGCAATGCTCAAAGTGTTTAACTTTTCTGATACCCTTGCAAGTTTAAAGCGTTCCAAGTCCAGTTGCTCTGAGTCTGTCAATCTCGGAGAAGTAGTCATGGTACTCGTTTCGTTTCTCATTATAGATGTCAAAGTTTGACTTAGTGCTTGTTCCATTTTTGGTTTCTTTAAGTTTGAATAATCCTTTATAGTTATTTGAGATGCTTTGATTGATAACTTTTTTCGCAGTTTCTAAATTACCCCCAGAAAGTTCTACCAAGTTGTTTATGGCAGTCTGCTCAGTCTTGGCAGACTTGAACTTGTTACCATGCTCAACCTTTTTATATTCCATCCATCCTTTCCAAACATTTTCCCAGTCATCAGAAATGAACTCTAATTCTTTTATTTGTATTAAATCTTTCTTTTGTATGGAATTAGTCTTTTGTATAATGGTACTTTCACCGAGGTCGGTAATTTCCGATGTCGGGTTTTCCCGAACTCGGCAATGTTCACTTTCGGCAGGGATGTCATAGACAATATGATTCCAACCTACAAACCTTCCTGTACCTTGGTCATGCATCTTTATTGATAAGATATAACCTTTAGACTGCAATCCTTTAAATGCCCTATCTATGCTTCCAGGTTTGTCGGGAAGATTATTGTACAGATTCTTTTTATAAATGACCCAATCAGATGGAAGTGATAATAAATAACTCAAAAGACCTTTTTCATCAAGAGACAGAGACTTGGACTTTATCAACTCATTTGGTAAAGTTGTGAACCTTTCGGTTGATTTGCTCTTTACAATTTGTCCAGTATTCATAAAAAAAATACCTTAAAAAGATTCGGGTGGAACAGGTCAGCCTACGCTAAACCTCCGAATCTCCTTAAGGCATTAATAATTTTATAATGCTCTTGATGTTCCACTATCAAGTACTCCAAATATAACATTTTATTTAACATCTTCAACTTTTTTCTTCACTCGGACCGCATAGGTTTTGCCATTAATCCTGCTGATAACCTTGCGACCAACCTGCCTCAAGTCGCTAATCTTATTGGGAGGATATCCCATAAAGTTACACACGCACTTGCCTGATCTAAAAGTTACCGCCTTTGCCCTACGTTCTTCAATGTCAAGTATTGATAAGTCATAGACCAAGTACTCAACCGCATTCTCTAAATGAAATGTTATATCCCTCATAGTTCCATTTTTAACCTATCCTGCTCAATGCCATAAGTTTGACCATGTCCTAAGTCAACAAGGTTCTCCCTTTTAAATACCTCTGCACCTGGGAAGAATCCTTTAAACTCATAGTTTGGAAACTCACCCACCATTAAAGCATAATAGTCAGGTATTGCTCTTGATTTCCAAGTACCTACCAAGAGCATCCCAAAGGGTTTTTTGGTGGTCTTTACATCAATATACCCATGTCCATTGATGTAGCAATCGTATGGAATCGGATGGTCTATGGTCATGTCAGGGTATATGTTTTTCAGTTTGCAAAATGCGAACTCACCACCAGTACCTTCAATGTTGATGAGTAGGTCATCTCCATTACCCATCTTGTAATCTCTGCTACCTCTATCAATGTTGTTCTTATGCCTTGCCAGTGCGATGCCTCTGACTATTTCTTGTTCGTAGTTGTCTAATGTGATTTGCATAATATTTGGTTTAAGTGTGGGTGAGGTCATTATAACCCCACCCTTGTGATTTAATCAGAATGGTAAACTTTCTTCTATCTCTTGCTTTTGAGGTCCACCTGCTGCCATAAATTTAGCATTCCCAATAATTGTACCTTTAAGTCCTTTCTCCCTTTCTTCTTTGGTGATGGATTCAACGATAAAACCATTGTTTCCGTACTGGTCTACCTCTTCCTTGAGGAATAAAGTTGCGGACAAATATTGTCCTTTTTTACCCTTGTACAATCTTTTAGCGTCAATTTTACTCACGTCAATGTTTAGGCTGATTAATTTTTGCATATTTGTTTATTTTGAAAGTTGAATTTTGAAGGTTGAAGTTACTGACTTTATGGGTAGGTCTCCCTTATGGTAGGTCTTTTCTTTGTCCTCTATCTCCTTTTGCTTTTCCTTTAATGCACTGATTTGCTCTTCAAGTTCGGACCAACCTGGAAGGTCTGAGAAGTCATACTTTACCGAATCCATCTGAGATACTGATGCCCCAAGTACCTCTGCCTTCCCTTTTGGGTGCTTCATAAGTTCTGCAAGAACATTCTCGGTTATTCGAGATTTTACCGACTTGATTAATTGCTCCAAACTATTGAACTTGATTGCTAACTCTAAGGGATCAACCAGACCATCGTTGACTTGTTCTTGGATAGCATCTGCCATAAGTTCAATGCCAAACTTAGTGGGGGCAATATCCCCCACCTTTATTTCATTAAGCTTTAACAAGTTCAGATTTTCGTTTCTTGAGTTCATCTTTTACAAATTTATTGGTTTCAATTTTGTGTTTATTGCTATCGTAAATGCTCTTGAGGTCTGCGATGGTTTCCGCTTTTTTAATGGCAATCATTAGTCTACCAATGGTCTTCTCTTCTTCTGCCTCTGTTTCAATAACCTCAACCGCTTCCACTTCCATCTGAGGCAATGCTTCAACCATTGTTTGCAATGCCCCTGAGACTGCATTAGGGATTGATTCTGCCTCTGATTCATCAAGAACGCCTAATCCTAACAAGTCAAGCGTTGCCCTTCGTTTTGCCTTGGTTTCTGCCTTCATAATGGCATTGGCGTATGCTTCACCTTTAAGTCCTGCGATGTTGACTGCACCAATTGATTCAGTACACCTACCATCAGGAAGGGATGCCTTAGAAGTTACAATGTAAACCCCTGCATCTGCATTGGTATCCCTTGAGGTAATCAAGTGCGATACCTTATGGAGTTTATTCAATTGCTGAGTTCCTGACCTTGTGCAGTAAAGTACCTCTCTGCCGTTAAGTCTTAGGATGTCAAATGGTTTGGTAAATGGGTCAAGTCCCATCCTTTCGCAGTACCCATTATAGTACCTCACTTTGTCGTTTGCCGACAACTTCGATAAGTCCCCCTGCAAGATTAACTGGTTCGCAATAGAGGCTTGTTGGTCTTGATTCTGTTGTGTCATTTTGTTGTGATTTTATTTGATAAGGAAAAGGTTTAGTAATTCTAAATGGTGTATTCTCTTTCATTGGTGACCTATGAGAAATGTATATCTCCCAATCTTTAATGCTTTTAAGTCCATAAAAGTAGTACCATTGCTTTCTTTGTGTCTCTATCCCTTCATAGGTACGCTG